CAACCCACATCACAAACTGCGGGCACAAAAAAACCCTTCGGTTTCCCGAAGGGTTTTTCTGCTCTGCTTATTGCACAGCCTCTACCATGTAGGATGTGACCCAAGCATTGCCCATCTTGCTGGTCTTAAACCAGCCAGAGACATCAACCTTTGGGCGGGCAGTTGCCTCGGCAACTGACCGTTCGCGGGTCTCAGTGCTCTCAGGCTCACCATCTGCGAAGGCGAGGTCACCGCCTGATGTATCAGGCTGTGCTGATTGCTTGCTGAAGTACTGCAGTTCCAACGCACGGAACGCGTCAACTGCATCGAACGACAAGAACTTATGTGATGCTTCGAACTTGCCGTTTACATCGCGAACATTCAGGATACCGCTGGCATAAGCGTTGCCATTCTTGGCGACGCCTATCTTCAGTGAGACCAGTTCAGCCCCGTGAATGGAGTAGATATTTGCGGACATTGTGGACCTTCTTTCACTTTGGAGTTTTCAAGTTGCGCGGTTGCGCGGAACGCATGAGGGCAGGGTTCTGGCGGTATTGCACCCTTGGGCGGCGCATGCGCCGAATCCGACACGAGGAACGAGTGGCGGATTTGCAATGCCGACAGGTTCCTGCCAGATTGCATGTAGCAGCACCGCAGCACGCAGAAAATCCATAGTAGAAAAAGGTCACAAAGACGCAATTTCTACCCATGCAACGGAGCGAACAGTCTCACCAGAAGTAGGCGGACACCATGATTGGACAACGGCAATGCCGAGGTAGCCAACATGTTCCGCGAAGTGGCAAGGAGCGCTTCACATGGGTTCGACGTTCGATAGCGTTGAACGTGCAGATGCAGTTGGTACTTGCAGACTCAGCACGCTTGAAGCCAGCCAATACATCAGAAGGCACCGAGCCTTCTGCTGATAGGCTAGCCAAGAGCATGAGCCTGCGAATTGGCATGCTCCGCATGCCACCCACAGGTCATGTCTCTGTGCTGGTGAGACCCAAGCATGGGCATGTCTTAGTCACAGCCACAGGTAGATGCTAGCATTTTGCAGAGCAGTACTGTGTCCCGCAGTCATGCCAGCAGATAGACTACCGTAACTGTTACGCCAGCATACTGCTATCTGTACCACAATTAAACAGTCTACAGGGTCAGTATGACCCCAGACTGTTTAAGCACCAGTTATATTACAGTATCTCTATATACAATTTTCTGTCACTATAGTTACAGGGGCGTAGATACTGTCTGAGCAGGACTTTTATAAATATTTAGAACCAAATAGTTCGTTTTACCTATTTGAACGGATTAAGTATATGTAGAGCAGTAAATATCTTCGCAAGTCTTTTATAGCCTTGCTCAGATACTGTACAAACTACTGTACAAACTGTTATCTGTAGGGCGGGCATAGTCTGCCTATAAACTGTTGGGGGACGTACGTGGCGACAAAGGGTGGCTTTCAAAAGGGTGGGGAACACTTCGCCGCCAAGGGTGTAGCCGTTGCCAAAGAGCAGGTGCTAGAGTCCGTCAGGGCAGGAATGTCTCTTCAGGCGGCAATGGTCAAGGCAGGCAAGAAGCCAGACACAGCCCGTATCTGGATGATGCGAGACCCAGCATTTGCCCGCTCCTTAGAGGAAGCCCGCGATGACGCGGAGAAGAAATCTTTTACAAGCCTTGGTGTGGAGAAGGAGTCAATTCCTTTTAAGGACTTTTCAAAGTTGTTCTTAGACCAGACTGTATTTCCACACCACCAAGATTGGATTGACCTGCTTGAAGGGAACGAACCTTCGTGGCTCCATCCGAATATGAAGTACGAGCCAGGACAGCCGAACCGCCTATTGGTGAATGTTCCTCCTGAGCACGCTAAGTCCACCGTTATCACGGTGAACTACTCAACTTACCGCATTGCCCTCAATCCAAACATCCGCATCATTGTGGTATCAAAGACCTTGGTTAAGGCGCGAGAGTTCGTATACGCTATCAAGCAACGACTGTCCCATCCACGCTGGCTTAAACTGCAGACCGCATATGGTCCAGAAGGCGGCTGGAAACAGGACGCAGATACTTGGCGCACCGATACGGTCTACCTTGGGGGTGATGCGCGTAACTCATCCGAAAAAGACCCTACGCTTCAGGCGCTGGGTATGGGTGGACAGATTTACGGCGCACGTGCAGATTTGATTATTCTTGATGACTGTATAACTACAGCCAATGCCCATGAGTGGGAGCAGCAGATTAACTGGCTGCAAAAAGAAGTTATTACCCGTTTAGGTAAGAACGGTAAGTTACTAGTCGTGGGGACGCGAATTGCAGCAAATGACCTTTACAAAGAACTTCGCAATCCGAAACACTGGTCGGGGGGTCAAACTCCTTTTACTTACATGGGCATGCCTGCTGTTCTTGAGTACGCTCCTGAACCCAAAGACTGGGTTACACTTTGGAAAGAGTCTGACGTACCGTGGGATGGCGATGATGACACTCCTCAGGAAAACGGCTTCTTCCCCAAATGGGACGGGCAAGCACTCTTCCGCAGACGAAGTGAAGTAACCCCAGCAACTTGGGCTCTGGTTTACCAGCAAGAAGATATACAAGAAGATTCAATCTTTCCACCTGCTCTTGTGCAGTCATGTATGAATGGCAGACGCAAAGTAGGCACACTTAAGCCTGGCGCTGTGGGACACCCAGAGCATGTGGAAGGTTACACTGTTGTAGGTTTTGACCCTGCTATGGGTAGAGGACATGCAGCCTTTGTAGTTGCGCATTACAGCAAGATTGAAAAGAAGATTTATATTCTTGATTGCGTCAATATGGCAGAACCTACGCCACAAAAGATTCGTGCTGCCATTGAGGACTTGACTATCAAGTACAGCCCTCAAGAGTTTAGAGTAGAAATCAATGCACACCAGAAAGCATACTCACTAGATGAAGATTTACGACAATGGCTTTCTATGCACGGTGTCAAACTTGATTCACACTTTACAGGCAAGAACAAGTGGGACACATCTTTCGGCGTGGCATCAATGTCAACACTCTTTGGCACAATGCGCAATGACAAATTTGAAGACAATAACGTTATTGAATTACCCTCAAGTGAAAACTCAGAAGGAATCAAAGCGTTAGTCCAACAACTTATTACCTGGAAACCAGACACTAAAGGCAAGACAGACTGTGTTATGGCTATGTGGTTTGCGATTATTCGCTGCCGCGAGTTTATGCAACAGTCAGCCTTTACTGCAAGATATGCAAACAATCGTTGGGCTACTCGTTCACAGAAAGCCAACCGATATTCAATTAACCTCACTGATGCCATGACCGAACAATGGCAAGAGAACTACGGATAGGAACCTTATGGCATTAGATATTGACCAGATTGCGGCACGCGTTGCCTCGCTGCGCTATCGCAATCATGAGCGCGATGCCCGTAACCTTGACGTTCTTGCAGTTCGTAAGGGTAAAATTGCAGAAGTATATCCAGACTTTTTTCCAGATGGTGTTGATGCTAACGTAGTAGCAAACTTTATTGATATTGTCGCACGCGACCTATCAGAAGTTATGGCTCCGTTGCCAGCAGTAAACTGCTCATCTGCTAATCAAGCAGATGACAAGGCTCGCAAGTTCTCTGATAAGCGTACTCGCATTGCCTCTAACTATTTTGCACACTCAGACCTAGCAGTACAAATGTACTCAGGTGCTGACTGGTACATTACATATGGATTCCTCCCGTTCATGATTGAACTGGATGATGAAGCAAAGATGCCGCGTATCCGCTTAGAAAACCCAATAGGTGCTTACCCTGAGTTTGACCGCTATGGACGCTGCGTTGCCTTTGCTAAACGCTACACAATGACATTAGGAGAACTTGTCGCAGAGTTCCCAGAGTTTACCCCGCAATTGCTGGGACGCGATGGCTACGAACAAGACCTTAATGCACAGGTTGAAATGATTCGTTACTACGATGAAGACCAGTCTGTTATCTACATTCCAAACCGCAAGAACCTAATCCTCTCACGTGCCAAGAATCCTATTGGCAAGATGATGGTAGTTGTTGCTCGCAAGCCATCAGTAGATGGCGACTTGCGTGGACAGTTTGATGACATTCTTGGTATCCAGTTGCTTCGCAACCGTTTTGCATTACTTGCAATGGAAGCCGCTGAAAAGTCAGTACAAGCGCCAATCATTCTTCCTGATGATGTTGATGAATTGCAACTTGGTGGAGATGCAATCATTCGCACACGTAACCCTGCAGGTGCTCGCCGTCTTGAACTATCAATTCCACAAGGCGCGTTTATTGAGCAGCAAGCACTTAACCAAGAACTTCGTATTGGTGCTCGCTACCCTGAAGGTCGTACTGGAAACATTGATGCCTCTATTGTCACTGGACAGGGTGTACAGGCTCTTATGGGTGCATTTGACACGCAGGTCAAATCAGCACAAGCAATTTTTGCAGCAGCAATGCGCGATGTAATTACTCTTTGCTTTAGAGTAGATGAAGAAATCTATCCAGAGCAAAAG